CAGCAGAATTAGCTGTAATAGTTCCTATAAAGGAAAATGTATTAAATGATACTTCAATAGATATATGGGCAGAAGTTAGACCAAGAATAGTAGAAGCATTTGCTAAAAAGATAGACAATGCAATGTTCTTTGGTGTAGACAAACCATCAGATTGGAGAGCAGGATTAGTTCCATCTGTAATAGCTGCAGGAGCAGAAGTAAATGAAACAGGAAAATTATATTCAGACATCAATGATGTTATGACTAAAGTTGAAGAGTCAGGATATGAAGTAAACGGAATATTAGGTGGAGTAGGACTAAAAGGAAAATTCAGAATGATGACAGATACAACAGGACAACCACTAAATACTACTGAAATTGGTTCTATTAGAAGAGCATTTATGGACAATGGAGTATGGGATAAAACTGTATCAACATTAATAGCAGGAGATTTCTCACAAGCTGTATATGCTATTAGACAAGATGTAACATACAAAATATTAGACCAAGCTGTAATTCAAGACACAGATGGTTCAATCTTATATAACCTAGCACAAGATGATATGGTTGCACTAAGAGTTGTAATGAGATTAGGATGGGAAATTCCAAACCCAGTTAACGCATTAAATGAAACAACAACAAGATTTCCATTTGCATCATTAAAACCAGCAGAAACACCAAGTTTATAAAGAAAGGAGGCACTTTTAAATGAATTTTTCTAACCAATATTTAGATTATGCAGAATATAAAAGATTAGGAGGTACATTGGAAGAAGTGCCTTTTAACGAATTAGAATTTGAGTGCAGAAGACTAATAGATAGTAGAACTCAAAACAGATTAAAAAAAGCAGATAAAATTCCTGAAGAAGTTATAATGTTAGAAAGCAAAATGGTTCAATTTTTAGAAACTTATTATAGTTCAATAAACAAAACACAAAATGGTGTACAAAGCGAAAATATAGATGGATATTCAGTGACATATATATCAAGTAGTGAAATAAGTCAAATTATTACAAATAAGACAAATGAGTTACAAGAGTTAATCTCAACTTATTTATTTGGTGTAATTGTAAATAATGAACATCTATTATATTGTGGGGTGTAGCCTATGATAACAAATAAAACGATAACATATTATTCCAAAGGTTTAGATGAAAATAAACTAGAAAAATGGACAAAAAGTATATTTACGAGTGCATGGGTATTTAGCACTAAAGGAAGTATTCAAAATAATGGATATGAAAGTGCAAATAATGTTGAAATACGAATACCCATGAAATTTATAAAAGATGCCTCTTTATTCAAAATTGGAGATATAGTAGCAATAGGGAAACTAGGAAATATAGATAAACAAAGTGATTTAAAGGATGTTGAATATTATAACATAACTACTATTAAAATTAACAATTTTGGCAGTTCCCCTCATGTCCATTTAGGAGGAAAATAATATGTATTTAGAGCCAGTAAGTGTTATAAAAGCAAAACTAGGCATACAACCTAATGGACCTGTACACGCATTTTTTACAGATACTTGTAAAAAGAAAATGGATAAGTATATTCCATATAGTGGAGATGGAGCAAGTGATTATCATTTAAGAGAAGCTACTGAAGTTGGAGTAGACCATATAACTTATCAAACACCTTATGCTCATGCTCAATATGTTGGATATACAACAGGACCAGTAAGAAAATACACGACACCACGGAACAAGATCATACTGGGATAAAGAAATGTGGAGTGCCGAAGGCAAAGATGTAATAAAGGAAGTACAAAAATATGTCAATAAAAATAGATAATTTAAGAATTACAAAATTAAGAGAATATCTAATGAATTTAATAGAAGAAATGAAGTTGGATGTAGAACAATTAAATGTCAATTTTTTATCTAATGAAATAAATAATTATTCTTTAGACAAAATAGGCGTAATTCCACAAGATGAAGAATGGATTACAGGTACAATAATATATAAAGATGTATATAATTTCACTTCAAGAATGAATTATAGTGCTGATACTATAACTAATTTAGAAAACATAGGATTTTATGAAATATTTGAAAAATTAATTAAGCAAAAAAATGATGCAAATGATTTGCCAGACATAGAAGGTATAGAAAGCATACAATGTCTAAATGCTGGAACAATGCGAATGGCAAATACAAATACTGCAGAATTTAGTATACAAATACAAATAACATATAGGGAGGTTTAGCAATGAAACCAATAGCAAGAATAGATTGCCAAGTAAATGGAATATTTTATTCAAAAGGCGATGAAATTAAAATAGAAAATAAAGAACAATTAATTAAACTAAACGAAAAAGGTTTTATTGAACCTTTAACACCTAAACAAATACAAGATTATTTCAAAAAAGATGAAAATAAAAAAATAATATTTTAGGAAAAAGGAGGAATAATAAATGAGTGCAGGAGTAATACCAGAAAACCTAGAAAGAATCAAAGAAAGTCAATATCAAAGATTTGTCGATACAACACCTAGTGCAGCTGCTACATGGAAGATTTTAGGAATTGGAGTTTCAGATAGTTTAGAAACTTCTTACAATCCTCAAGTCGAAACAGACAAGTGGATAATAGAAGATACGGCTAGAAACGACCATACATCAAATCAAAAACAAGCAAGTGTATCACAAAAATGCTATAAAAATGACCCAGAATTTGAGTATATTAATAGTTGTAGAGATAAATTAAATTGCATGACACATATATTAGAAATTGATACATGGAACGGAACACAAGGAAACTATCCAGCAAAGAAAAGTGATGCTTTAATAACAGTAACATCATATAGTGGTTCAGTTATTGAATATGATATATACTTCAATGGCGACCCAAAAGAAGGAGTAGCAACAATAGCAAATGGAGTTCCAACATTCACAGAAAGTGCAAGTTTATAAAAACCTAATGAGGTTAGAGGCAGAAAAAATAAAATGACCTCTAGCCTCTTTTTTTAAGAAATGGAGAGAATAGCATGGAAGAAAACTATATACAATTACAAAAAAATGATGTATTAAAATTAAGGATTAGAGATGCCGAAGGAAATGACACAGGAAACTGTTTAGAATTTGATTTAGAAGATATTGAGTTACTTCCTAAATATCAAGAATTAGTTGATAAAGATAGAAAAAATAGAAATTATTTAAGCAATCAATTTAAAATATTAGAGAAGAAAAAAGATTATAAAAAGAAAAACGAACTATTATCATATAAACAAAAAGAACAAGTTAGAATGCTACAAGAATTTTATAGAAAAGAAGTAGAAGTTTATAATATGTTTTTAGGAGAACAAGGTGTCGAAAAGTTATTAAATGGAAGAAAACTTAATTGGAATACATTAGCTGAAATTGATGAAATAATTGAAAAAGCTATATTACCTAAACTAGAAATAACTGAAAAAAGTATTAAAGATAAAATAATAAAAAAATACACAAATAAAAGAGATGATGTCCTTGAATAAACCTGAATATGTAAAATTAGATGATGGTAAGCTTTTAAAAATAAATACTGATTTTAGAGTAGCGATTGAATGTGACAGCATTGCCAGAAATAAAAACATAGGGGATTTTGAAAGAGCATTAGCAATAGTTTATAAATTATTTGGAGAAGATGGTTTAAACTACCACAATCAAACTAGACTTGTTGAACTGGCTATGAAGTATATTACATTAGGTAAGCAACAAAACAGCGTTAAAACTAATTCTCACGATGATTTTCAACTTGACTTTAACAAATGTAGAGGTTTAATAAGTTCAAGCTTTAAATTTGATTATAAATATGACCCTTATGAAATGGAATACTTACATTGGTATGATTTTTACAACGATTTAGAAAATTTAAGTACAAGTGAATTTGGAAATTGTTGTATATTAAATAGAATAGTAAGTTTACTTAATTATGATACGAGTAAAGTAAAAGAGGACAAAGAAAGGCAAAAGCTAATTGAGGCAAAAAGAGAATTAAAGAAAAAGTATTGTATAGTAGAAGAAAAAGAAATGACGGAAAAGCAAAAAGAAAGTGCAAAAGAATTTTATAAATCAATAGGAATAGAAATTTAAACATTAAGAAAGGAGGCAGTAATGGAAGGTTGGATAACAATTGGAACTCAATTAAGCACAGATAAATTTGACCAACAATATAAAGATTTAGAAAATAAAATAAAAAAAGAAGAAGAAAAAACTGAAATTAAATTAAAAGCAAAATTGCAAGCACAAAGAGAGTTAGATGCACATAAACAAAAAATATTAGAAATAGAAAATGAATACGAAAAATTATCACAAAAAATTGAACACGTACAAGGCATTATGGACAAACAAGGTAAAGGATTGGCACTAACACCACAAGACTTTACTGATATGCAAAATTATAATGAGATAAATGTACAGTACGAAAAAATGGGAAATCAATTAGATAAAATGTACGCAAAACAAGAACAATTAAATTTAAAAGTTGATAGAACAAGTTCAGCGTATAAAGATGTAAATGATAAAGTAACACAATATAAGCAAAAAATAGAAAGTATAAATTTACAAAGACAAGAAAGTGAATTAAAACAATTTAAAGAACAATTCAAGGGAGTAGGAAGTTCTATACAAAACGCTATACATAAAGTAAGTAGGTTAGCATTAGCAGTATTTAGTATAAGAACAGCATTTACAGCTTTAAGTAGAGCATCTAGTGAACTTGCAAGTTATAATCCACAATATTCTGCTAATTTAGAGTATATAAGATATGCTTTAACACAAATGATAGCTCCAGTATTAGAATATATAGTAAATTTAGCAAAAACAATATTAGCATATATAAATTATATAGCAAATGCGTGGTTTGGAGTAAATTTATTTGCAAATGCAAGTGCTAAAAGTTTTAACAAAGTAAAACAACAATTAGGCGGAGCAAGTAAACAAGCAAAAGAATTACAAAAAACATTAGCTGGATTTGATGAAATGAATATCTTGAATAGTAATTCTACTGGTGGTGGTGGAGGAGTTGCAGGAGCAATTGGACCTGACTTCGATTTATCTGATTTGAACGCCGTAGAAATACCAGAATGGATTAAATGGATTGCTAACAATAAAGATATAGTAATAGGAGCCATAAAAGGAATAGCAATGGCGTTCTTGATATTTAAAACATTAAAAATTGCACAAATATTATCAGGAGTTAGTGGTAGCTTGTTAGAAACGATTAAAAGTTTAACAACATTTAGGAAGTTTTTATTAGGTGCAGGAATAGTAGCAATAATAGTTGGAATAGTTTATGCTTTTGAAAGCTTATTAAAATTTTTAAAGGAACCAACATGGAATAATTTTAGAGGAGTATTAGATGGATTATCTATTGCACTTGCTGGATTAGGAGTAGCATTGTTAGCAATAAATAGTTCAAACCCATTTGGCTGGATAGCAATAGCAATAGCAGGTGTATCACAATTAGTTAAATGGATTGGAGACTTAATTACAAATTATGATGAAGAAACAAGAAAAGCAGAAATAGTAAAAAAAGCAGAAGATGAATTAGCGGAAGCAAGAAACAGATTAAAGGATGCAACAGACAAGTATATTAGTGCGGTAGATAGAGCAGAAGAAGCAGAAAAAAAATTAATAGAAGCACAAAACGAAACAGGTATAAGCATTGATGAGTTATTAAAGAAAATGGATGATGAAAACTTAACCTATAAAGACTTAAATGAACAACAAAGAAAAGTATATAAGGCTTACATAAATAATAAAAATGCACAAGATACACTAAAAACATCAACAAAGGAATTAGCAAACGAACATGAAAATGAAAAAGATAAATTAAATAATTTAATGGCATCATTTATAACAACAAGTAATAGCGCTACTGAGTATAAAAATAAATTAATAGAAGCGTATAAAGACGGAAAAATAAATGCAGAAGAAGCAGCGAACGGAATATCTGTGGCATTATCAAATATGGATGAAAAAACAAGACAAAGTTTTGTTAAAGATATACCAGATGCAATAAAACAAGGATTAAATCCAAGCCAATATAATACAATTACTAATTCATTTTTCAATTGGTGGGATGGAATATTACAAAATATGCAAAAAAGTAGTTCAAGCATGACTAGAAGTATTGGAAAATCATTTTCAGATTTATTATCACAATTACAAAATAAAAATATGAATTTTAATTCTAGTATTGGCTTTTCAACAGGTGGTTATGTAACAAAAATGGCAACAGGTGGAATAATAAATATGCCAAATAGAGGTGTACCAGTAGCAAATGCAATAGCAGGAGAAGCTGGAAGAGAAGGTATTATACCATTAACAGACCAACAAGCGATGGCACAATTAGGAGCAGAAATAGGAAGAAATGTATTAGTAAACTTAACTAATATAACATCTATGAACGGAAGAGTAATATCAAGAGAGCTAAAAAATATAAGAAGTGAGCAAGATTTTGCTTATAATATGTGAAGGTGGTGTGATAAATGTTTATAAATAAAGACAGTATTGTAATAAATAATATTTCAATGGGACAATACTTATTAAGTGCGAAATATGAATTTAATAAATTATGGGGAACAGATACAGGAAGAAATTTAGCAGGAAAAATGAATGGAACTTTAATAGGAATATTTCCGAAACTAATATTAACATTTAGGAAATTAACAAAAGAAGAATTAAATATTATCGCACCAATCCTTGATAGCTCTAGTCAATCAGTTACATATTATGACCCAAGTTTAAATAGAAATGTAACAATGTCCACTTATACAGGAGATTGGTCATACACAAATAAATCAATTGCGAAGAACAGTAGCTTTGATTGTAGCTTTATTGCTAACGAAAGGAGGCAATGATGAAGCAACATACTAACACTTTTAGACAAAATATTAAAGAACTAGGTAGACAACTAGATGTTAAAATCAGTTATACTTTAGATAATGAAGAACATATAGTTGAATTAAGCAATATATTAAATGTATCAAGAATCATTGAAGGTGGAATTTTAAAGTCTGTAATGAAAAGATTAGAACTAGAGCTAAAAGAATATATTGCAAAAGATACTATACTAAATTTACAGATAGGAATTAAAGTTGGAAATGATTATGAATATATGGATTATGGAAACTTTATTATAAGAGATGAACCAACATATAATGCTGATACGCAATCATATTCTTATATTTGTTATGATAAGATGCTATACGCAATGAAAGATTATGAAAACATGAATATAGTTTACCCTATATCAATAAGAGATTACATAAATACTATTTGCAATAAAATTGGATTAACATTTAAAAATATGAATACAGAATTTGCAAATTATGATAAAGAAATACAAAATGAGTTATATTTAACAACAAATGGAGAAAGTTTAGGCTATACATATAGAGATGTATTAGATGAACTTGCTGAAGTAACTGCTTCTACGATATGTATAAATGAAGAAACAGATGAACTTGAAATTAGGTATATTACAGAAACAAACGATAGTATAGATGAAGATTTTATAAAAGATACAAATGTGCAACTGCAAGAAAAATATGGTCCTGTCAGTATGATCGTATTAAGTAGAGCAAATGCCGATAATATATACTATCCAGAAACAATCCCTCAAAATCCTTGCGAAATAAAAATTGTAGATAATCAGATAATGAACTTTGATGATAGAGATACATATATGCCAGACATTTACGAAAAATTAAATGGATTAGAATATTATAAAAATGACTTTAGTTCTCCTGGAATATTATGGTACGAATTATGTGATATATATACAATTAACATAGGAGAAGATAGTTATAAATGCGTATTATTAAATGATGAAATTAATATACAACAAGGGCTAGAAGAATTAATACATACAGATATGCCAGAACAATCAACTACTGATTATCACACGGCAGATACAACAGATAATAGAGTAAAGAAGACTATATTCCAAGTAAATAAGCATGAAGGACAAATACAAAGCATTGTAAGTGAAATAGGCGATAGGAACCAAAAAACGACGTCAATAACACAAGACATAGATGGTATTGAAAGTGCAGTTCAAGACATCGAAGATTTAACAAATACAGTTAGTGGTATTAAAACAGTAAGTATAACAGATGCTTACCCTAACAATGACATATTAGAACTTCATATTTATGGTAATAATAGTGTATTTAATTATTTATACCCAAGAAATGATTTATACCCAAGTTCAACTTTATATCCTCATGGAGATAGCAAAATTAAACTAACAAATAGTCAAGGAACAACTATAATTGACCTTGGAATAATTGAAGTTTTAAGACAAAATGCAGAAGTACGAGATGAAGCTATAATAGATTATTTAGGCAATATAAGTGTAATAAGAAGAGTAAATAAAAATGGAACAACAAAATCAAATCCAGCAACTACTACACTAGGACAAGCACATTTTACATTAGCAGAAGGAACAAATACATTTGAAATAGTGACTTATTCAGCACCAATAGAAGTAAAATATGCTATGAAAACTGCATTTACAGAAATCTTTGCAACGAGGACTGAAATGAGTAGCGAAATTAAACAAACTGCTCAAAGTATTAATTTAAGTGTTAATCAAAAGTTAAGTAATTACTCAACAACAACAGAAATGTATAGTGCTATAACATTGACAGCTACCGAAATAAATAGTGTAGTAGTAACTAAAGTAGGAAACGATGAAGTAATTTCAAAAATTAATCAATCTGCTGAAAGGGTTCAAATAGAAGCTGATAAAATATCACTTAAAGGAAAATTAATTAATTTAACATCAGATAATATTGTAATTGCAAGTACAAACTTTAATGTTGATAAAAACGGAAATATAACTTGTAGTAACGCCAATATAACTGGAAAAGTAACGGCAACAAGTGGTAAAATAGCAGGCTATACGATAAATGGAAACCAACTTATAGGTGATTCAGTAGGATTAAGTGGTTTAAGTGGAGAAGGATGGGCTTTTTGGGCTGGAAGTAACAATGCTGGAAATGCACCATTTAGAGTTGGTCATGATGGCTCTGTTGTTGCTACAAATGCTAATATATCAGGAACAATAACAGCAACAAGTGGAACATTTAGAAATTGTACTATTACAGATAGTTGTAGTGTTCCAGCGAGTACGATATCAGGAAGTTTAGCATCAAATAATATTCCTAATTTGAGTGCAAGTAAAATAACATCAGGAACTATAGGCTCAGATAGATTAACTGGTGTTGATGCTGATTTTGGAAGATTAAGTGCAACTAAAATTACATGTGGTAGTAGTGTGGAAGTTCAAAATGGTTATTCTTGCAGAGGGTATGATGGTGTATCAAATTATTATGGGCAAACTTATGTAGTAGTTGAAGATGGAGAAACTGGCTGGAGTAGATTGACTTTTAGAGGTGGAATTTTAACAAATATCGAACATAGTTGGTAGGAGGTAATTATGTTATTTAAATTATTTAAATTATTTAAAAAAAAGAAAACAAATAGCTCAATAAATGCAATGACAATTTCAGCAGATATAATTCATATTAATAATGAATATGGACATTATGAAGTAGGAGATAATATAGGAAGAACAATCACACTAAAATTAGGAAATTATACTTTAGAATACAAAGGTGGAATTTTAGTAAGTGTCAAGGAGGAAAACAATGAATAAAATTATATTAAAGCATAGAGAATTTAAAGAAAAAGTAATTGAGGCAATAAATAATTCACAACTACCAGCTTTTATCTTGAAACCTGTATTAAAAGAAATACTAGAACAAGTTGAACAAATTGAAGTTGCACAATATGATGAAGCATTAAAACTAGAACAAGAAGAAAAAAATAAAAAGGAGGAAGAGTAGATGGCATACAAAAAACAAAATTGGCAAAATGATGTAACGCCTTTAAATGATGATCGTTTAAATCACATGGAGGATGGAATTGAAAGAGCAAACAATACAATAGTAGTTACAACAGCTAATACAGACTTAAATGATTACACAGAAACTGGAATTTATTACTTTAGTACAAGTTATGTTCCTGTTAATATTCCAGCAGGTACTAATGGATGGCTTATAGTTATGAAAGGCAATCAAAATAATGTAATAAAACAAATATGGTCAAGACATGGAACTCCAAATACTAATGATTTCGAGACATATATTAGACTAAAAAGCGGAAATTGGGATTGGGGAAAGTGGCAAAGGTTTATAGTTGAAAATGATTTATATTACAAAGTAGGAGATAGTCAAACTATAAATTGGACAGGTGGAGGAATATTAACGACTGCCAAACAAGAAATCCAATTTTCAATCCCATTGCCTAAAAATGCTAAAAATGTAACTCCGACAATTGCTAGTGGAACTATATTTGTAAGAAGACCAACAGGAGGATATATAATTCAAGAAGGCTCAATAACGGACAATAATCAAATACAATTAAATAGAATTGGTAATTTATTAAGATTTCAATTAGTGTATAATACGCCTTTTAATGATGAAATTAATAATATTCCATTGGGAATACAAATAACAAATTTAGTAATAAATTTTGAATAAGAAAGGAGAATAAATGAAAGTACAAGTAACAATTAATAATGTTAAAATTATAAAAGAAACAGGATTAAATGAGAACGAATATAATATACATGAGTTTGAATTTGAATTTGTTGAAGAATATGAGGGCTTAACTAAAAAAGCAGTATTTACTGATGCAAATGAACAATCTTATATAGAAACTATTGTCAATAATAAATGCTCTGTACCAACAGAAGTTTTACATAAAAACGAATATGTAACAATAGGAGTATATGCTTATGAAGTAGAAAATGAAGAACTTAAATTAAGATATAGCCCACAACCTACACATTTCTTTGTAAATGAAGGCTCTTATAAATCAGTTAATAATAGCACACCACCAACACCTAGCGAAATTGAACAATTACAAAGTCAAATTACTCAAAATTCAAATGATATTGATGTGCTAGAAGGAAACATTTTAAATTTACAAGAAGAACAAGTCGAACAAAATAGAAATATACAATCCAATGCAGATGATATAGAAGAAATCCAACAAGAGCAAATAATTCAAAATACAAATATCCAAAAAAATACAGATGATATTGTAAACATAAATCAAGCAATAAATACTATTAATGCAGACATAACAAATATGGATAGTGCTATTGACGATATAAATGAAGATATAGACAATTTAGAACAAGGTCTAATAAACTATTCACTTATAACAGAAACAGGCTCACAAATCAATTTGAACGTAAATAGCACTAATTACCAAATAACGGCTATATTAAAAGACAAAAATGGAAATGTAATATATACATCTAATGCGATAGACTTACCAATTGAAAGCATGATTATAAATGCAAGTTATGATAATACGACTAAAGAAATAGTATTAACATTGCAAAATGGAAATACATTAAGAATAAGCGTAGCAGATTTAGTAAGTGGATTAGTTAGCGAAACCCAATTACAAACAATACTCGCAAATTATTATACTAGAACAGAAGTAGATAACCTATTAAGTGCATTAGCTGGAAGAGTATCAACAAATGAAGAAGACATAGCAGACATTAAAGAAGAACAAACTACACAAAACACTAACATAGAAGAACTACAAAATCAAGTAGCAACCTTACAAGAAGATTTAGAAAGTGCAAATAGCGAAATAGCAGAGTTAAACACAGACATAACTAATATGAGAAAAGCAATGATAACAGTAGAAGGACAAGGCTCAGATATAACACTAGAGAATACAAGTGAAAATAAATTTGTAGAGTTTGGATTAGAGGGAAGAACAGAGCAGGATGGAGAGGCAACTCTTGAAAATCCTGTTCCAATTAAAAATGTAACAGGAAATAGCAATGTTAAGATACAGAATAAGAATTTAGTAGATGAAAGTGATGCAAATTTAACCTATGTTTCTGGTGCCTATGTCAGATGGAATGATACTGAAAAAATAATTGAAAGTTCATTAGGCGCCCTAAGTGGACAATTTTATATATTTGAAAAACCTTTAGAAGCTGGGAAAACATACACTTTAATCGTAAAATTTAAACAAGGATATATTGCTAAAAACTCAGGTCTTGTTAATATAGGATTATATCATTTAGGAAGTCCTTCATCTTGGCAAGGACGCATTGAATTTTCTGACTTAGTGGATAAAGACTTAAAAGATAAAACTTTTAAGGTTACTTATACAGCTACCGAAACTGTAACAGGTATTTATATTTTTATTTACGGAAATACAAAAATAACAACTGAATTAAAGTTTAATGTATTAGTAGCAGAAGGCACAACAGCAACATCTTATGTCCCACACAAAGAACAAAACTACCCATTTACATTTGCACAATCGCAAAGAGCAATGCAAGGAACACAGCTTAACGATGATGGAATACATAATAAGAGATATAAGTTTTATCCGACAGAAATTACTGGAATTAATCAACACGCTGGAACAGGCTTATATTATTGCTATGTTATATTGCCACAAAAAGTCAATAATGCTGAATTAAGTAATATGTTTAGTACACATTTTAGACCAATATATGGAATAGCAAAAGGACAATTTTATTTTTCTTCTCAAACAACATTAGTATTTACATTAAATGACCAGACTTTAACAACTAAAGAAGCAGTTGATAATTGGTTACAAGCCCAAGTTAATAATGGAACTCCAGTTGAATTTGAGTTAGTTTTAGATAATAGCGAGTTAGAAAACAACATAATCCCATACAACGCAACACAACAAGCTCAATATAATAACATAAAAGCTAACGCAACAAGTGAAGATGACATTACAATAATATCAAGCGAAAGTGATGAACTAGGCTTTGATATGAAAGCAATTGCAGTAGCAGATGCAAATAAAGTAATAGATAAAGAATTACAAGAAATCAAGAGTGCTGTAATTGCACTAGGAGGTGATATAAATGTTTAATTTAAAAGAATTTATCTTAAATAATCTAATCAAAGGTGTAAAGAACGGAACATTCACAAAAGAGTATGCTTCAATATTAGCAACAAACTATTACATAAAAGGCATACTAAACGAAGAAGATTTAGCAAGATTTGATGAGGAAACAAAAGATGAAGAACCAGTTGAAGAAGAGGCACAAGATAAGACACAAGATGAGGCACAAGTTGTGGAAAGTGAGGAACAATAATGGAAAATGTTACAATTGGACAAATAGTAGCTGTAATAGGAATTATATCTACTATAGCAGGCTTTTTTGTAGCAATATATAAATTTATTAAAAAAGTCGTGCTTGATAAAATTGAAAAAAACACAGCAGACATAAAAATTTTGCAAGGGAAAGTA